TGTTGAAGGTTCTTTTATTACATTGAAGGACGGGTTCCGTTCCGGGCAAAGATTGCATATACAATTGACAGACAGGAATATAAACGAATATTATTTAATTAAAGAAGTTTCAATGACAGTTCAAGGTGGAACCTTTTTTTATTCCGTAAAATTTGCTACACTATTATTGGGATTTACTTGGTTTTTATTGAAATTACTTGACGCGACAAAGCCGAAAGAAGACATTGACAATCAAGAAATCCTTGATTTGATTGAAACAATGGACGAAACAATAACGACTTCCGAATCAACGGCGTCGCAAGGTTTGACAACACCGCCGTTTGTTTGGTCAAATGACGCGGGAACGACGCCGAACAAAATGATTTGGAATGAATTTCAATGGGCTTAATGGGGGCAAAATGGAATGTAATGAACAAATTAAAATGTCAGGATTGATTCGCGTAATAAAACAAAATGTTATTACAGGCGTCCGGACAATTCAAATATTTCATAATTTGGTTTGCACTTCCGGGAAGGTCGCAATTGCGCGCCGGCTTATGAATTCCGCAACGCAATCAAACGAAGGCATGATTACATACGGCGCAACCGGAACTGGAAACACCGCGCCTTCGGCAAGTGATACAACCTTAACAACCGAACTTGCCCGGAAAGTGATTGCAACTGCATTTTTTACAAGCAACGTTGTCACTTTGCGAGTGTTTTTCAATACAACGTCAAGCAATGGAAATATAAAAGAATTCGGATTATTCGGCGAAGGCGCTTCGGGTTCCGCAAACACCGGGACAATGTTTAATCATGCGCTTGTAACTGTCACAAAGACTTCCGCCGAAACTTTAACAATAGAAGCAGAATTGACAATTGCATAATTTAAAGGGGGAATAATAACATGGCACCGAATTCAAGTGATACCACAGCAGGCGCGGACGGAAGCGCAACGCAATACAACAACCTTCGCGCGGACGTTTTGAATATTTCAACCGGACACACGCATTCCGGAAGCGCAAACGAAGGGAAACTTGTCACCGGACTTGCAACAACGGTCGCATTCGGTTCCGCGGTTACAAGATATTTGGCAATAAGCCCGGGAAATTTTGTCCCGGAACAAGATACTTCGGATTGGTCAATCAATTCGTCAAGGGTTCAACCGGGAAGCAATACAGCTCAATTACTTTGTTATGCCGGGATTCAATTGCCGAATGGTGCAATTGTAACAAGTTTAAAAGTCAACTGGACACAAGCCGGTCATGCAAATCAAGGTTCTTGTTCATTATATAGATATACACCGGCAACAAATACGAATGATGCAATGGCAACAGCAGATTCGGGCGCAACAACAACGGGAATATTTACGGTTGAAGATACTTCAATTAGTTATGCAACAATCGACAATACACAATACAGTTATTGTATTGTTCTTTCACTTGACGCCGTTGATGACGCAACCGAAATCAATTTTAATGGGCTTATAATTACATATACAATCTTGGCGCCATTGCCGTAAATTATGAAACGAATTCCGTTGAATGATGACGAATTGCAGGCATTTTTGATTATACGCAAGTATATTACAAAATTGTTTTGCAAATCACTTGATGAAATCCGCGAAGAATACCCGGACATTTGGCAAAGCAGAAAATCCCGCAAATCAATTCAAACCGCATTTCAAAACTATTTCAAAGGATATTTTATCACAAAAATACATTACATTTCAAATGAACAACGCAAAGAAATCGAAATCAAAAATCGGGGTTATTATTAAAATGCTTACTTACATGAAAAACAAGGTTTTGACAATTGTTTTGATTATTTCAATATTTATTATCTGTTTATTATCTTGCAAAATTGTATCATTGAATTATGAATTTGCAAATCAAATAATGACATACGAATATTTGAATAAATACAAGGTATGGTATGGCATATTTAAAGTGACAAATTATACTTTATGTCAAACAGAATGCGGGAAATTCAAAGGTCACAAAGAATACGGAATCACGGCTTCCGGATTGCAGGCAGTTCCCGGGCGCACGGTTGCAGTTGATAAACATATTGTCCCGCTTGGAAGTATACTGATTGATATTCAAACCGGGAAGAAATATATCGCGGAAGACACCGGTTCAAAAATCAAAGGATATATGGTTGACATATTTGTTGGGACTGGAAGCCCGGCAAACCGCAAGAAGGCGCAAGACTTCGGAACGCAACAAAGAATGTTCATTGTCGTCGAGTAAAAATCCTAATTTAACACCATTAACCAATTAAACAAACCCGGCTTTTTGAACCCTTGCTATTATTAAAAAACCCTTGACAATTAATAAGGTATATGTTATAATAAGGGTATCGGAAGGCGCCGGCGGAATGTTTGACCGGCAAAACATGGGGGAAATCATGCGCAAGGTTTACAAGGTCACGGGAACCGGGAATTCGGTTGCAGATTACACCGAAGTTCACGAAACTTGTCCCGATTGTGAAGGTTCCGGGACAAAGACGGGGCGGGTTTACAAAGGTAATGGGACATTTGAAAAAGTCGAAATCGAATGTCCGACTTGTCAAGGCAACAAAACAATTTCAAGGAAATTTTAACATGGGGGAAAAAATGAAAATTCCGGAATTCACTTCAACACAAGAGGCATTATGCTGGGGTATGGCAAATTATGGGGACAAAGAAGTCATTGACGAATTATATGAATTGAAGCAATACGCAAAGGTTGAATTCATACAAGCGAAGGACGTCAAGTCATTTTTTAAACTTGCTTTCAAGCGTCAATTCTTGCGCGAAGCATGGGAAACCGCGACCGGGAAATTGCCGGTCAAGGATTTGCAATATACCTTCCCGGAAGTATTATTTTTTGACTTTGATTGATTTGTATTAAATAATGTTATATAATTAATAATCTGGTCATGGGGGGAACCGGATTCAAAGAAGAAGTCACAAACAGAAAAAAGAAAAATTTAAAAAGGGGGATTTCATTCATGGAATCAACAAAAAAAGAAGAAGGCAACGTCAAGCAACAAGACTTGATTGAAGCAAAGGAACTTCCGGTTATTCTTACCGAAGACACGCAAGACTTAAAAGCAATGGTTGAACAAGCCGAAGCGCAAGTTCAATTCATAACAAAAATAAAGAAAATCAGTTTGAATGCAACGAATTCCGCGGACTGGATTGCGCAAGACGGACGCCCCTATTTACAATTAATAGGAAGCATGAAAATCCGGCAATTATGGGGCGTTGAAATATCAGAACAAAGGATTCTTCGTGAAGAATTCGAAGACGAAGCCGGAAAATATATCTTATATACTTGTTCGGGCAAAGCGAAATGGCGCAACCATGAAATCGAAGACATTGGAACTTGTTCAACCCGGGACGATTTCTTCGGTAAACAAGGCGGGGTTTTGAAGGACATTGAAACGGTTGACCTTGAAAATGTCAAGAAAAAATGCGTCACAAACTTCCAAAATAGAATACTCAAAAAAATACTCGGTTTGTCGTTTACATGGGAAGACCTTGAACAAGCCGGAATCAAGCGCGCGGACATTCAAGCGGTCAATCACGGAAGGACAGTCACGGAAGATGACAAGAAATTGCAAGACGAATTAAAGGCAATCTTGAAGGAAGTATTTGTGACGGATTATGTCAAGGGGACGGAATGGCTTGTCAAGGCAACGGAATTCAAAGGAAGTGACGGGAATATTGTCCGGGGAATTGACAAGGTTGAAAAATTGACCGCGAAGCGCCTTGAAATCTGCCTTCACAAAGCGCATGAATTGAAGCGTGACTTTGACAAATCGGTTGCCGGGACGAATGCGAACGGGGGCGCAAAAAAGTCATGATTACAAAACTTATTGATTACATGATTCAAAAGCGCAAGGACATACTTCATGCAAAATGCACAAACAGATACCCGCGGGAATACGTTGTCGCTTCGGACATTCCGGATTGCGACCGGTTCCTTGTTCATTCAGTTCTTGATTGGAAGGAACGTCAATTGTTCAATGAATACGTTCAAGCAATGCTTGACCGCGGGAATACGGAAGAAAAACAAGTCATTATTGACTTGCTTCAAATGGGGCTTGAAATAATCGAAGGACAACAACCGTTTGAAGCGAAGAATAAAAAAGGTATTCTTTGCCGGGGACGGATTGACGGCAAAATAAAGTATGAAGGGAAAAAATATCCGTTTGAAGTCAAGTCAATGAACATCAATTCTTTCAACGGAATTAATTGTCTTGAAGACATGACAAAAAAACCGCATCACCGGAAATACTTGCGTCAAGTGCAATTGTATTTGTTCGGGCATGAATGCGAAGAAGGGTTGTTCATACTCACGGATTTACAGGGGCATTACAAATTGCTTCCGGTTTATCTTGATTACGGCGATTGTGAATTCATACTTCAAAGACTTGAACGGGCGCAAGACAATATTTTGAAAAAAGTATATCCCGCGCAAATGGAATATAACGAAAAAATATGCGGGAAATGCCCATTCAATCATGTATGTTTGCCGGATATAAAGACGGAAGGCGCTTCAATCATTGAAGATGAAGAACTTGAAGGGGAATTGACACGGCGCGCAGAAATCAAGCCTGTCCGGGACGAATACGAAGAACTTGACGATTCAATCAAGGAACGCTTCCGGGACAAGCCGGACACGCTTGTCGGGACAGAATGGCGCATAATAAGCAAGACAACGGCATACAAGCGCCTTGATACAAAGGCAATTCCGAAGGAAGTCAAAGCGGAATATGAAGTCGACGCAACAAAGACAGTCGTTTCAATAATCAACATGAAGGAAAACAAAGCCATAAACAAAATATTCAAAGAGTAAAATCGAAGGCGCAGTCCGGGGCGAACCCCATGTCGTCCCGGCGCGCTCTTTATGGGGGAATTTATGAACGAAAAAATCAAAGCACAAATAACAAAGATTGAGGTCAAGGATTCAAAGCGTGGCGGGACATTCAAATACATATTTTTCAAGGCAATTGATACCGGCAAATCATACCGGACTTGCATTGCTTCCGAATTCCGGAATTCATACGCTTGGCGCAACGTCAAAGTCGGGGACGTCCTTGACAATTTAATGATTCGCGGGACATTGGTTGACGCCGATTCTTATTTCCGGACAGTTTCGCAACCTATTGACAAACCAATTTAATTTATGTATAATTTGAAAGTTGAAATTAAGTTTATTGTTTTAAAAGCCGAGTTGACGGC